TGTTCCTGACTCAAGCGTAGCAACTACTGAAAGGCCGGGACGCTTGCGGATCGTCTTGCCTGTGGTTACATAGCAATTCGTTAGAACACGAAGCCGGTTAGCATCTGAAACTGATGCGCCTTTGCGGAGGTCGAGGCCGGAAGAGAAATCAGTTAGCGACAATGCAGGCATTTACATTCACTCTAATGTATAATTGCACTAGATTTTACTAGGAGTGCAAAATGGTTAAGATTATGGATTTGACCGGACAGGGTTTTGGTAAATGGACTGTCCTTAGAGCAGATGAAAGTAGGCCTAAATACAGTATTTGCCAATGCGAATGCGGAGTTATTCATTCAAGGAAAAACGCTCAAATGAGGTGGGCTGAAAAACAAGGAATTATTCAGTCTTGCCAATCCTGCGCGGCAGCAAGAAGCGGAGTAACTCATGGGTTTACAAAGTTTCCTGAACATAAAATCTGGTACGGCATGAAACACAGATGCACAAATCCAAACAATATTTTCTATCCGATATACGGAGGGCGAGGAATTTCTGTTTGCGACAGATGGCAGAGTTTTGAAAACTTCTTTTCTGACATGGGAGGCAGACCGACACCAAAGCACTCTATTGATAGGATCAACAACGATGGAAACTATGAGCCTAACAATTGCAGATGGACTACGCAGAAGGTTCAACTTAGGAACACAAGCGTTAATCACCTTTTGACTTTCAACGGACAAACCAAGTGCCTGTCTGACTGGAGCGAAGAAACAGGAATGTCCGTTTCTCTCATTAGGCAAAGAATTGACCTTTACGGCTGGAGCGTTGAAGATGCGCTGACTATTAAGTCTGGAAAGGCTTGCAACTGGCGAGGAACAACGCACAAAGATTCCGAACTTCTTACATACAACGGAGAATCTTTGCCGCATAGCACTTGGGCTAAACGACTTGGAATAAGCAGAGACACTATCAGAAACAGGCTTAAACGTGGATGGACTGTTGAAAAAGCAGTCACCACTAGAGGCCGTGGATAATGTGATAGCGGCCATTTATTTACCTCCAAATGCTGCGCCGATAGGCGTATTTCCGCGAATAATCAACTGATCTACCGGAACATCGTATGAATCAAGCGGGTAAGTGTTTAACCGCTGTTCCATGTTCATGTTCATGCGTGCTTGGGTGGCGCGCGCTTCGGCTTCACCGGCTAACGTCCGATAAGCCCTGTTCTTGTAATCTGGAGACATGGCATTTAGGTTTCGACGCATTTCTTGAGCAGCATCGTAAAAACCTAGCGAATCAAGTTTTGCTGCTCTAGTTCTTATGTCTTCAACCCGCGATCTATCGTGCGGAAGAAGGTCTTTAAGACCCATGCTTTCAGGATTACCACCTTTTGCCCATCCTTCGCGCCCTTGGATAGCGTGTTGTAGTTCGTGGAGAGTTACGCTTTCAGCAGAACTTCCCGCGCCTTGCTTTGCTGCATACGGGTCTGTAATTGATATGGTCTTTCCAAATTCATCATACGAGCCGTTAATCGACGGGTTATCGCCAGACACCTTAAATCTTAATGCTGACGTTTGCGGGTAGGCTTCATATGCTTTTTGATGGAATAAAGCATTACCAAGCGGAACGCCAGTTTCTCTAACCTGCGCCTCATGGAAAACATCCATGAATTGCTCAGGATCGCTTACGTTTCCTCTATGAATCTTCGCTTTGTTGTCCGGTATTTCTTGCCGCAAGTGACCATCCGGCCCTTTAAACGTGCCTGTCTCTTTCCATACCTTGCGAACATCATCACCGGCTGCAATACGCTTTTCTGCGTCAGCAGCTTTCAGCGCATCCCAAGTCTTTGCACCTTTGCCAATGAACGTACCAGACACAAACGGCAGCACACCCAAAGCATTCATAGCAGCACTTGGATAATCACCTTTGGCTGCGTCGTAAGCTGCCATCACCCCGGATAGCGCATCACCGGCCACAGGGATATTCTGTGCAGCCTCGAAAGCGCCACGAAGGTTAAGCGGTTGGCCTTCTTGGATTCGGTCTGAATTTCGCGGTTTTTGTCCGTTCACCGTAGCAAACGAAGCACCGAACATTTCACCTAGTCCAGCCATTATTCAACCCTTGGTCTAGCTGGTGTTTCACCTTGCAATCCACGACTAACCACTGCCTGACCGCGATTCTTCGCTTTCAGCTTGGTTAGCATGGCGTTCAACTGGTTGGCATAGGCTTCACCGTCATTCTGCTTGTAGTGAAGTTTTGCATTGGTCACAGCATGGAGAAACACTAGACCGTCATCAATCGAAGCGCGGTCATTGTCCTGCGTGAATCTCGCTGGAGTGGCAACGTAATAACGTCTAATGGTGTATTGGCTATCAGGGACAGGCCAGATTTCCATTTGCCCGTAACGCTCATACCGACTCGGAATAGACGTAGTGTCTTGTGAGCGCATATCCCAATCAATACCTTCATTCATTGGAACCCAACGCGATCCATCAAAGACAGCGATGCTTCTAATATGGGTAGGATCGCAGTCAGTAGCCCAGTCGTATTCGGTCTGACCTACGCCGCACACTTTCTCGTCGTATTTAATGAGATTGCGCCATTCAAAAGCAGCAAATAGCTGATCCTGAGCATTCTGCAAGAACGTATCGAGCAGAGATGAATTGATACCTGAAGAACCTTGAGCGCCGAAACCCAAACGCCGTGAAAGGTCGCCGCGTAACTCGCCCAAGGTCTTGTAAATCATACTTCTTCAACTTCCTTTGGCTTGCGGCCAGGCTTCTTATAAGCCAAGGCTTCTAGCTGTTTCGGGCTACGACCAATGACACGCTCAACATAGAGATGCCCTTCATCATTACGCCCATAGACCATAGCCAGACGGTCGAATTCTTCGTTTGAGTCGATTTCGATAGGCTCAAAGCTAATATCTGAGACTTCTTCAACATTGGAATAACCATGAATATCGCGGAGGATTTCGATCTCATGTTCAAAAACGGCAGTCCCGATAACTTCAGCCATATCACGGCGAACGGTGACTTGTACGTGCTTTGCTAACATTTACACTCCTTAAAGGTGAAAAGCCCCGCCAGCTTGTGACCGGCAGGGCTTGCAATCGTTAAGCTACGATCAGAGCTTCAACAGAACCGCTGGTGAAAACGGTACAGGTAACGCGCATACGACGATATGCAGCAACCATACCGACCTTAGAACCTGAGTTTGAAGCCGGAGCAACGAAGGTCAAGAGGTCAGTCCAAGTAGCGGAACCGTCAGCAACAGAGTCAAGATCAGCGTTAGTACCCTGAATCTTTGCAGTGCCGACGAAAGCGCCGTTAGTAGGTTGAATGATTGCCAGGACGTTTGCACCACGCAAGAAGTTTGCGTTTGAATCTTCTGGCTTAACGCCAGCATTCGCGGTTGCAGAGGTCAGAGCAGCGCCTAGGGATACAGTTGAGAGTGCCATTTCTATATCTCCTATTAGGTCAATGACAAAACGCTGTGTGCATTTGCGCGGTTAGTGGTCAAAGAACCACGCCACGTTAGCGCCCAGTAATAGACATACTTGTCATAGACGCGCGGAGGCTTGCGAGTAACCATATCTTGACCATCCATCGGACGCAGGGTCAGATGCTTGGAGTTGATAAAGTAGCAACGCTTCGTCCAGTGGATAGCCGGAGAAACAAACCCGCCGAAGTTGTCATCAAACTCAGGGCACCATTGAATCTCAATGCCCTTAAAGTAGATGCCACCGATACCGCCATCAAGCTTACGGACTTCGCCACCAGCGTACTGAATGGTCTGGCCGGTGTAGTTCATTGCGGCAATGTAATTGTCGATGAAGGTTGCACCAGCGAAGATCAGATCAGGCCGGCCACCGTTTTTGATACAAGCGCGCCACTGGGTTTCCATAGCAGCAAGGAAAGTAATAGCGGTTGCTTGAGTCGTAACAGCGGTCAGGCCGGTAGATACGTTGTTGCGCCAGTAAATGTTACCGGAGACAGAACGATCAATACCGCCAACAGTGCCAGAGGTAGGCGTGGTGGAAACGATGCTATCCAGACCAGCCACAGCATCGGTAGAAGAAGAACCGTCAAGATGCAAGAACATCGAGAACTTTTCTTCGAAACCAAGACGCAGAGTTTCGGTCTGCTCTTGCAGCAGGTTGGTCAGTTGAACCTGTTCAGCTTGGGAAGCGTTGCCGCCCTTGCTGTTATCGTCAATCACAATGCCATTCTGTGCCAGACGATCTTCGTCAAGGCTGAAGCCATCGTGAGCAGAACGCCACGGGAACTGTGCTTGTTCAACGGTCACACGCTTGTTGTACGAGACAACAGAAGCACCATTGAACCACTGGAAGTTAGACTGATAACGGTAACGAAGCTGCTCTACGATGTACTGCTTACCACCGGGGAATGACTTCTTTTTGCCCATAAGGGCTTTCATCAACGGACGTTCGATAGCTACCTGGTCGATTGGCGCTTTTTTCAAATAGAAATCAAGCGCAATCTTGCCAGCGTCCTGTAGCTCTTGTGCGGAAAATGCCACGATAAAGCTCCTAAGAAATTTAAGGAAAAAACTACTTTTCCCGCTGGCGGCGACGGGTAAATTCAGCCATGCAGAACAATCTCGGAGATGAATCCGAATACATCTGATGACTTTATAAATCCGAGTGATTCAAGGTGACAAAATGGGCATAGGTTCCCCAAGGGCGATAAGCAAAGATGTTTATCGACTTACTCCATTCAAATGATGTAATGCTTCATTGAACCAAGTGCGGCATGACCAAGCGATTCATTCATCCGGCTGCTTGTCTCGCACCTGTACAACCGGACTATTCCAATACCTCGCTTACAGTTTGGATGCCTCGCCTACGGGCGCAGTAGGGGCAGTGTTTCCGGTGCAGCTATCCCATTCAGGATCATTGTCTATCGCGTCACTTGCGGACGGATGCCAAAGAAAAACCCCAATGCTTAGCAGGGCGGGCCTTGGCGAGGCGAATCTAGGCATTGAGAGAACAGGCAAGAAATGCTTTTGATCCACACCGCCCTGCTAAATACTGGGGTGATGCAACATTATACCTGCCTCTCAATGTCAGACCGCCAAATCCGACAAGCATCATGTTCCGCATATAGATTCAAGGTGACAAAACGTAAAAAAGCCCCGACGAATCGAGGCTCTTGGTGTGTGCTTATTTGGTTTAGTAACCTAGACCATTTTGCAAGGCTTCAAGCATGGAAGTAGGCTGACGCTGACCGGCAGACTGACCGGATGCCCGTAACGGTGCAGGCGTAGTCGAAACATGGCGCTGAACCGGCATTGACGAGATGGTTTGATACATCAACCGAACTTGAGCAGGCCATTGCTGCGGAGGAAAGTTATTCATAATCTCCTTGGCTTGAGCTGTAATCATGCCTTCTTTCATGGCGTAGTCAGGGTCAGACTTAGCCCATTCGCTACCCATGCGATCAATCTGAGCAATAGCGTTGTTACGCACCTGTTCATTGTATTGCTGGCTTTGTGTTCGTTGTTGATACTCTTGCTGTTCTTTGATCTGTGCTTGCTGCATTGCACGATGACGAGCCATTTCTAGCGCGGTAGGTTCGTCCATTTGATAGGAATTAACCCGTTCCCGTAGGTCAGGATGGCTAGACAGTGGATCGACGTTAGCAAATGGCTTGCCGGTGATTACCGTTAGTTGCTTGATCTGATCTTCAAGAATAGACCGAGCATTATCAAAATCACCCTTGTTAATAGATCGGATGTATTCAAACGTCTTGGCGAAATCTTCAGGCTTGCCGCCGGTTTCCTGCATCATGGTGCGGATATTGCCGAGATCACGGCTTAGATGCTCTACTTCTGCATCCTTTTCTTTCAATCGTGAGGTCAGATTGCGGAAACGCTCTTGCGCCTTCTTTGAGATACCTTCAGGCGGCTCATCCTCGTTTTCAGGCTCTTTTGCGACTTCTTCAGGCTTTACTTCTGGCTCTTTTACTTCTTCAGCTTCCGGCTCATCTGTTTTAAGACCTTCCTGGATAGCCTCAAGCATAGAATCCGGTTCATTGCTTTCAACTTCTGGCGCTTCGTTTTCTACTTCGGTGATGGCTTCCGATTCATTCACATCAAGTTCAGACATTTGCTATTCCCTTATAGGATTAAAAGTAGGGCTTCTTCTTCTGCCCTTGATTTGCGCTGTTTAGCGCGGTTTATCAAGTCTTTAGCAAGTGCCTCAGACAAGAATTCGTTACGAATGCGTGAGATGTAGGCTTCTGGAATAGCCTCTTCGACTATTTCAACTTCTTCTGGTAATTCTTCTGGCTTTTTGTAAGCCGGTGCAAAGCCACCCAATGAAGCGAGGTTAGTTACATGTTTGGAGTCAATAACTGGGGACATTGAAACAGACCCCAATCCAGATACAACAATGCCAGCATCTACATAGTTCGGGCCAGTGGTTGCGCCATCAGTCGAGCCGAGCCATTTACCTACAAACTTGCCTAGCCATTTACCTGTGGCAGCCATGCTCTACTCAAGGTCGAGAGTGGTAATCGTGCGATTGCCAGCCGAATACGTCGCAGCAATGCGCGTTGTCGTGCCGTCCTGCGCTTTGAACACTGGGGCGGAACCTTCCAGCCCTGACGCATTACCGGCAGCAACCGCGAGGATGGCACGCATGGCCTGCACGAATGTCACGCCGCCATCAATCCGCATGTTGAGCAGTGCGCCCTCGACATCAGATGCCGTCAGTTCATTCACCGCAACAGAAAGGCCGGTTCGCACCCAACGCTTTGGTGTCATCTGCGCCGTACCAAGCCCACCCGCATCTATGGCCGCATTGCGGCAACGATATGGCCGCATGACTTCCACCGAGCCGGCGCCGGTAACTTGCACGCCAGCCCTAACGAAACGGGCCGGTGTCGCCGCGTGCAGCGTCCCTTGGCTATCCGATACAACCATCGCGGCACAAGCCGGTCCGTACCACTGCAAGGCGGCGAGCGAGGCCAGCGGCATCAATCAGCCTCGACTGAAAAGTCCAGAATCCAAGAGACAGTGCCGACAGTGCCAGCGCCGATCTGCTTTACCGCAAAACCCTCGTCTGGTCGCAATGCCCACGGTCGCCCGTATTGGTACATTGGTGCTAGAAGGTTGGCAAGGTAAGGAAGCTGCATATTGGTGTTGGTCGGGACTGCTGTATTTTCTTCCGACGACACGACGAACGGCGTAATGATTGAGGAATCAGACAGGCCAGCCGTTGCCGTATGACCAGCAACGACGTTAGCCAGTGCCGGGTCAGCGGTGTTGAACTGCAACGGTGTGACCGCCGTTAGTGTCGGCGTGCCTGTAACGCGGCGTGCATTGAACTGGTTAATAACACCAGTCACAGCAGTAACCCCGTCAGGTACGCAGTACAGGCCATTCAAGAAGATAGTCTGTGCTGACCCTGTGTTGTTGCGTAAGACAATGTGGTACTTGTTCGCAGCCGGCACGATGGCCGGGATCATCAATCGAAACGATGGCAGGCCGTCGAAATGAACCCCCTGACTTTGTACGGTGTTAGCCCCGCGCACATATTGGCGCATTTGTAACTTGTTTCCGGTGCTGTCTGGAGGTACTTGGGTGAATGAATGCGCCATCTCAATCCTCCTTGAACAGCACAGTGCCAGCCGGGAAACGCGGCGTTGATAGCGCCGACACGATAATTGATTGCGTCAGCGCGCCGGAATAGAGAATCTGGCCGGTGGCTACGACGGAAACGCTGCCGTGCGTCCATGTTTCAGTGCCGACAAAACCGCTCTCGACTTCTGGAAACACCACGTCGACCGCGCTCTTTGCCGCGCTACCTGACGCATTGGGCGTGCCGTCCGTGTCACAGATCGTCCAGCCAGCGCCGTCGCGGGTGACAGTCTGCGCCGCGTAGGTGGTTGGCGTTGGCTCATTGGTCGTTGCCGTGCCGCCTTCTCCTGGGTCAGCGGTATGAAAGTTGAGCTGTAACGCCGCGCCATATGCGGGCATAGCAACGGCATTGAAAACGAACTTTACAAAATCGTTCTCGGTGGCGTTTGATTTTGACATTGTTACTCCTTACTTACCTGATAGCTTTTGAATGGTTACGTCCTTGGCGGCAGAACGAGCCGACGAACCGAAGAAGAAATTAAAGAAGCCTGTAATCACAGTCCCGATAAGCACACCGAGGATCGTGTCAGCCATTCGCGTACCACTTTCTGGTACTGTGCCGAAGGTGACAAAAGCGAAGTACAGCATTGCAAACAGTGACCACGCGATAGCGAAGTAATAGACAAACCGCTTGCTGAATAGGTCATCCTGTTGCAGTGCAGCAACCTGCATAGCCCTAGCGTTACCAACGTCAGCCAAATATGCTTTGGTCAGGTCGGCTTCTCGCTCTTGGAGCTTGTCGGCGAATGCAGCTGCGGCTGCGGGATCGAGACCGAGTTGTTTGATTGCTGACTCTGCGCTCTTTGTTCCTGTGACCTTTTGTGCCACATCCACTGCGATTGCTGCGACTTCTGAGGCTTTATCATTACCTGTCACCCACTTGATGAGTTGCGGAGCAAACTGCGCTAAACCGAGAATTATTGAGAGGGGTTCCATTAGATAATCCGATACGAATGACCGTCATAGACGAGTTTTTCATTACGCATCTCGGAACCGAAACCGATATGCACCCATGCACCTGTTGATTCTGGATACTCAAGGATCAACTGATCGAACAAAATTCCTGAGTTACTGAGCGCCACGAATACTTCCTTTGGCGTACCGAATGAAGGGCATGTAAAGTCCAGCGCCTCCCCGCGTAAGTGGCTTGATGTCCTAGCCCCGCCAATAGCAGCATTCAGCTTTGCAGAGCGGAACCCGGACGAGATGAACATCGGCCCACCGAGAAACGCTCGCACCTTGTCAGCCTGCATGCAGGTTTCTTTAAGGTTCTGTAGCTGCTCAGAGTTTGGTGTGTTGTCGATGTGTCTGCGCGTAGCTGTTTGGCTTGCAATCATTTCATCGAGCGCGAAGTACTTTGACAGCATCATCAGTGCGTCATCCCGTTATTTGCAGCAAAGAAAAGCGCCTTGATTAACAAGCCGAGAACCACAGAACCGATAGCCCAAAGCACCTTGTTTTGCCCTTTGGTGTAGTTCATAAAACCGCGTGATTCTTCTGCCAGCTTGTCCAGCTTGTCAGTCACATCAGCAATCTTGCTGTGCGCCCGGTCATTGTCGATTAGCAGGTTTGAATGCTTTTCCTCAAGGATTGCCACCTTTGTTATCTGAGCTAGGATCAAGTCAAGCTTGGTTGTCATGCCCTCAGACGTTTGCTTTATGGACATAACCGCTTGCTCAGTTAAAGCTAGGCGTTTTTCATGGTCACTGCATGGCATGGGAGTGCGCCTGTCGTAAATTGGCTGGTGCATTGGTTGGCTGATTTCGTGGTCGTTCATTGCATAACCTGCACAGTCTCAACGCCTACCATGTTCCCCTCTTGATCGCGGATTACTCGCTTAGGTGCGTTCATTTGGCTGTGCAGTCCGGTTAGCGACTGTGAGAACTGCTGCCCCATCGTCCCGATAGCCTCTTGCATGGCTTTGAGCATTTCAGCCATCTGATTCATGGCTTCAGTGTTCATTTGTTCGGAGGCTTGCTGTTCGCCTTCTATGGCGCTCTCTTGTGCCATATGTGAGCGTTGTGTGCTGGCCTGCATCATTGATTTGGCAAGCTCAATACGCTCCTGAGAAGCGATCTTTTCGCGTTCCAACTCGGCATTTAGCTGTGCAATAGCAATTTTGGACTGCATATCAGCCTCAGCCTTGATTTGAGCTTCTTGCAGACGAATTTCAGCGTCTTGCTGCGCTAATTGAGCCTTTTGCTCGATTTCTGCGCCTGCTTTCTTCATCTGGAAGTCGATATTTTGGTTAGCAATCTCCATATCGGCTTGCTTACCCTGTGCAACTTGCTTCAATTGCTCATTTTCCTGTTGCAACATCTGCATTTGCTCTTGCGCCTGTTGCATTTGTTGCTGAACTTCAGGCGGAATCTGTGGCTCTTGACCTTCTTCCTTCTTGGCAGGCATGAACGATTCAATATCAATCCGTTCATCGAACCGGCGAAGCGTTTCTTCCATGAGTTTCATCATGGAATCGGCCATATCGTTTTGACCTTGTTCGCGTAGCTGTGCAATCTGAGTAACAGACTGCTGGATTTGTGGAAGCATTTGGCCCCACTGCTCACGTTCTTTGGCTTTGTTCGGACGGCCTGCTGAACCGGCGCGAATCTCGATATTCACGAGATCAAAGATTTGTTCCTTGTCCATCTGAGGCCAAACGGCATCCTGACCAGCAATGCGCTGTACTTGCTCTGCGCTCATCTCTTGCAAGCAAAGCTCAGCAGCGTACTGAGCCATCTCCGCAATCCAATCCTCTACAACATCCTGGCGCTCTGCCACACGGCTTTGCAGACCTTGCGCCATAATCTCGGCTTCGGTAGCAGTCTTGGCCTTGTTTATTGATCCTTTGGCAGCATCACCCGCCCCAAGAACCATCTCAGCGTCGCGGAGAATCGGCTGAACGTCATAGGTATTCGGATCAACCGGAGGATTCTGAAGAATCGCAATATCTCGTTCAATTGGCTGAGTCGGATCGCCTTCTAAGCCCACCCACTGATTCGCTGAACGATTCGCAAGTGCGTTAATGTCGCTGTCTGTCAGATCACCGGACTTGCGATAGACACGAACAGGCAAGTTCTCCTTGCGGTGTTCAGCGTAGTTCGTCCGAGTCGTGTTGTATTCGTCCTGTAGCTCAATGAGCATTTCTGCATCAGAGACAGGTTCAACACTTCCATCAATCGGATTGAACGCGAGAGCAAAGAACGGATAGAACCGCTTACCTAGTGATTCAGGAATGTATGGATCACGCGCCCATTCATCAGCGCCAGCGCACAACGTATAGACGGTATTCGATGTCTTGTTCCAAACTTCAAACACAGCGACCAGGAGAACTTTGTCATCCTCTGCTGTTGAACTGGATTCTTTCTTGTCTGCGCCGTACTTGTTTGAAGTCTTGGGAACATCCTTACCGAATGTTTCCTCATATTGCTCAGTAGTCATCCACACACGATGAGCAATAGCTTCAGCTTGTTCGTACTGGTCGAAGTCATAGATCGTATCGTCAATGACGAAAATATCTTCTGTCAGCACACGGTCAAGCGCAATGCCTGAAACGGTCTTGACTTCTACCTGTTGCTGCAATGCCTTTATCTGCTGTTCTAGCTCGCCCTGCTTGGCTTCTAGTTCGCAGCGTGAGTCATCATCTTCCTTGATCTCGTCAATCAGGTACTTGATGCGCTGTAGATTGTCCTGAGTGTCGTTAATCCGGTTCTCGATAAGCGGATCAGTACGGACATCCTTCTGCCAACTGACCTTCATCCATCCGGTAGAAGTCGTCATCGCTGAACGGATAGCAGACTTGGCGCGCTTCTTCAGTCGGCCTTCTGTTGTGAATTTACGACCTAGAACGGATTGAAGTGTCTTACAGAATGCAGGAACCCAAGGAACTACCGTACCAACTGCCTCAGTCGGCGTAACGGCTATCTCTGGGTTCTTAGCGTAAATCTGCGGCAGGATAGCGGCAAAGTTAGCGTGAATGATATTGGTACGGACTAATCCAGCTTCGCCATCATCACCAACATCGCCACGGACATAAGCGCGAAACTCTTTGTAGCGTTTCTCTACCTTGTCATCTTTGCGCTGTTTAAGCGCCTTCTCTAAACGCTTGCCCCACTGTTTAGCAAGGGCTTTTTGCTGGTCGGATTGTTCGGCTTCTTCGTTGGATTCGTCAGCGTAGCTCATTCGACACCTTTAACCGACACCTCGGCTTGTAAGCCTGTGTTGGCGTTGTATTTTCTCGCTGCGGTTATCGTGTCGCTCAGACCTTCTTGCGCCATTGCTTCAGCTTGGCCTGGTAATGAAGCCCTGACGACAATCGCTTCACCTTCAAGCGTTTTGCCATCAACGGTATAAACCCAATAATCCCGGCCTTGTTCAGCAGGGATATGGGCTTCAAACGTAGCAGAAGGCGACTCCAGAGCCAGCAATTGCTCTAAGTCGATCTGTGGTCGAGTAGCACTCAGACCGGAACACACGCGCAGTAATTCGTTCATGCGCCATTTATAAAGCGCACCGAATCAAGGTGACAAAACCTAGCGTAGAGATCGGTACTTGCTAGGCTCTTTTCGCTCGTCTGTCATTTCTAGCAGATGTGCGAATGTGCCTACCTTTGGCCCTTTGGTCGGCTTCATTCCTTCTCTGACTATTGGCCTAGCCATGCAGCCATATCTCAATGAGTCAGGACCATGATCCTCTTGGTCGCTATTCACATCTTCAGGGTCGTGGTCATCGTGTTGAAGCGCAGGAAGTGTGCGGATTAGATGAACGCAAGTCTCAAACATGAACAGCAGCGGCTTACCATCATCATCGCCATTCAGCCTGATTCGTATCTGCTCCCATCCGGCTTTGCGTTTGTTGTCTGCTGGTCGCCACCGAACATCCATCTTACGCATTGCCTCTGCGATAGAAGGCCCGCCATCCTCGGCGAACATCGCCGGATCAGCTACACCGAATCCACCTGTGCTAGTGGTTTCTTTCTGGTCGCGCTTGTAAATCTCTTGAGCAACCTTATCAGCAGGCATTTTCAAGCCCTTGTTCGGCTCTCCGTCTTTCATGCCGTAATATTCTCGATAGACGATCAAAGCGCCGTGAGGATATGCCGGAATAGTGCCATCAGAGACAGCTATCCAATAACAGGCAAATGGTTTAGCTGAACCCCAGTCAAATGCTCTATACCTTGTCCAGTGCATCGGGATTGTGAAGGGCTTGACCACATGCTTTTCACGGCTGAACTCTGTGAAGTACGCACCAGCGATGATTTCCCAATCACCATCAAGCATCGCCCTGACTAGCGCCTCGTTTCCCAATCCAGACAGCTTGTCAGCATAACCGTCATCCATTGTTGGGTTATCGTCAAGCCTTGCTGGAATGTACTGGCGCAACATACCGCCATCTTTAGGAACCATCACCCGTTTAACTAGCGGAACAACGCCATCAATGAACGTAGCTTTTACGAAGTGATGACCAATGCCGCCAGGATTCGCACCGGCAAGTATTCTAGGAAATTGACCTTCCCATTGCTTCGGGATTGACTTAGAGAACGCACCCAATCGACAACGACCACGAAGGAAGCGATAGATTGATTCGCTGAAGTGTGTCAGTTCATCAATCAGCAGCGCATGAATCTCTGCACCTTGATACTTGAATACGTCTTTCTCATTCTGGCAGTGGCATAGGTGAATCTTTGAGCCATTACCGAATATCACCTGACCATCAGACAGATTCAGCTTGCAGAATCCACTAGCAATCCACTCACCAAGCAACGCAGGAAAGCTACTTGGCCCTTCCATGTGATTCTTCCACAAGTCAGGGTAGGTTCTACGGAACAGATAAACCTGAAGCCCAGGAATATCTACGCACCACCCAATAGCACAGACTCGCATCAAGTGAGACTTACCACCACCCGCAGCACCACCGTAGAGTATTTCTGTCGCATCGCTTTTAAATGCTAGCGATTGCTTTGGGTGTAGTTCAAGGCGCATTAACGCTTACCACCTAAAACGTGATAAAACTTTCCGCATTTTGAACACCTCCATGACAAACCGACCATTCCAGCGAAAGTAATCCGCTCTCTCTGTAAATGGCATTTATGACCAAATAAGTACATGAAAAACATTTTCATGTTCAAGACGTAACAATCTGCAATACAGGCTGAACCTGAACCGGCCCACCATCTTTCCCGTACATCTCCTGCTCAACCTTATCTTTCCATCCGAAGTTTTTCAGTGCAAAGATCGGCCCTGCTGCCGAACTATTAACATTCAGGCGTTTCTCGTATTCTGATTCGACCAGCATTCTCGCCCTTTTTACAGAGTCAAGAAATTCTGGATATGTTTCGTACAAATAGAACGCTTCTTTGCTGCACAACCCTAGCGCAAGGATCATTCCAGTTAGCAGAATCGGTTCTTCATTAGCTCGGCACATAGCAAGATATGAATCCACCAAAGAATCAAATTCTTCCGGTGATTTAATCTTTCTTGGCCTACCCACTGGATTCTTATCACTCATTTCGCACTCCCACATAATCCACAAATCAATCCGTTTAACCTAGCCTCTATTCCTTCATCGTGACTAATGACTTTTATCGTCCTTGCAGACTTCCCACGATAGAACCTGTCTATGTGGATTACTCCTTTGACCGCAGCGCGTCTTAGAACGACTCTGACCGTATTTGGCTTTGCGCCTGTGGCTCGAACTATGTCGGCTACGGTTTGATTGAATCTGGTTGATTGAACGATCTTCTTTGTTAGGCTCATGCTCTCCCTTTCGATCCACGATCTAAATCTTCCCGGCAATCACGCCACCCATCACATCTCCTACCCCATGAGGATTTAGTTGCGTAGCTGCATCCGTTGCATGTCTCGGCTTCTATGTCGCCTACTTGGTTCAATCGTTGCTGGTGCTTCAGGAGCGATGCTGTTAGGAACATATCAACCTGGTGCTGTGCGATATCGCATTCGTCAGCCATTGGTTTCCCCCTTAACGATTACAACGCAGCACTTGCCGCCTTTAATCGGATTACGCATTTCAATGGTTAGTTTTTTGATCTGGCAGTCATCGTCATAGACGCCTGCCTCTTGCATGGCATCAAGTAATGCCTTCATTGGATTATCTAAATCGCGCCTGCGTTTATCTGGCGGGTATAGCGTTACAAACGCTTCAATCTCATGCGTGATTGTTTCCTGCGCCTTATCTGCAACTAATCCAGATATGCTTGACCTGAAGTCAATGCCGCGTTTTGTGATGTACTTGCGCTTTCCGCACTGACCCCAGTAGTGATTAACGCTAGGTGGATATGGGAATTCAAAAGAGATCATCAGTAAAAGAGCCTTTCTATCGTGTCAGCTAAACAATCCTGCTCAGACTTCTTCATCACGTCCCACATGCGGCGCTGTCCGTGAATACCGTTGTGGCTTCCTTGGTGGCAGTCTTTGCATAGCGGGATGACTAGGAAATCAGGCGACTTTCTGCCAGGTGTTCTACCTGCAAGAATATGATGCGCGTCTGATGGGCCAGATGCACCGCATACAGAGCAAGGAAGTTCCTTTACTCGCCCAATGTGATCTCGCTTGCTCACAGGTTCTTAACCTCCATGCGCTGACTAGCAGACAGTGAGCGCCACACATCAGCCTTAACTTGTGCTGACGAAAGCAACCAATAGAGCTTGGCTTCTTCCTCTGTGGCGATCTGAATTGCCTTGTCTGTCTCAATCATTGCATCGCTTGCGTATGCCTCTCGCTCCTGCGCGCTAATGGGTAGGCTTAGGTGTAGCTTCATTTGTTGAGCCTTGACCGTCTTACGATAGTTTTCGAGGTATTGGCGCTCTGCTTTGGCCTTGGCATATGCGTGAGAGTTATCGCGCATGAAATCCAAGACTTTGAAAATGTCGATTTCTTCGGTCATTTCTTGCGTGACTCCCATTCTTGGATGATGGCTTTTTCCATGCACTTGCGACCTACTTCACCGCGCCACTTCTGCACAGATTCCAAATACTCGCGGCGCTCTGTGATGTTGTAGAACTCAACACAGTGTTTTGCCTCCATGACAACCCGCTGCCGTTCTATTTCTGCGAATACACTCGTTATTGTTTGGTTAGGCATTTGAACCTCCGATAGCATCAGCCCAATCTGTACCGGCTATTTTTGGCAATCTGACCTCTACCTTTAGCCCGGCCAGCGATAATCTATTGGCTAACTTGTACGCAGCAGCCTGTCCGGTAAAGTTCTCATCGTTATCACCAAACACAATCAAGCTCTTGCACTCAACAGGTGGAATGAAAGACTCAACACCACCGGCTGAAACACATGCCCATGTCGGAACACCAAATAACAAACTAGCGGCTAGTGCTGTCTCTACGCCTTCAGCAATACCAAGCGTTTCTGCAACAGGTGTCAGGCGAATTGCCCCGCCCTTAATCGGCAATCCCTGTGCGATCTTCCGTGGGCTTGATACCGGCGCTTTATCACCACCCTGTAACCATGTCCGGTGAATCGTTGCGCCACTGCCATCTGGTGCTGAGATAACAGCCAGCATCGCGTCAAACGCACCATCGACCTCTGACTCACCGTCGCGGTAATACGTCAGCGCCGGGTGATAGCGCAGGCTTGGCGGGATATAGGCCAGTCGAATCCCCCGCTTTTCAAGGTATTCAGTGACCGGATCGCCATGCGTGACCGGCTGAGAGCCTAAAAACAGCTTTCTAAGCCGTCCTTTCAGGTAGTCATCGGTTTTTTTCTCTTCGTATCGTGATGATTTGACGAACCCTGCGGCTTCTTCTATCTCCATGGCTGCATTTTTAAAATCCAGATTCTTAAAAATCATCACTAGGCGCACACCATCACCTGCCCCGCACGATGAACAATAGAAAGACCCTGACCCCTGTTTATCATCAAAGCGGAATCTGTCCCGCCCTTCGCACACAGGGCATGGGCCGTGTTTGTTTTTTAGATACTTCTCTTCAATGCCAATAGCCTTGAGTATTCCAGGCCATTTTCCTTGGGCAATTTCTCTAACCGGCAGCATGATTGCCTCCGACTAATGATTTCAAAGCGGCCAGACGCTCTAGCGCAGGAGATTTATTGCTCTCCATCCGTTTTGCGTAAGCAATGCGGCGCTGTTTCTCTTTACCGATTGTTTCGTTAGATGGAATAGCCTCTATAACCAACAGAGAGCGCGGCCAAACGCCTGTAATGTGTTTGTATAGGCCATCAGCCCAATGAACATCCTTACCGCGCATAGAGGCCATACCCAAGCATTCTGAATAGGTTGCTTGTTTCGATTTCTTGTCTTGCTTTGGCTTCTTTTCCAGCTTTACCAACTCGCCTGCTTCAATATCGATTTCTTCGGCAGTGCGTACAGCTTCAAATCCGCACTTTGGGCATTTCGCCATCTTTGGCGGTTTAAGGTAATGGCACTTTGCGCACTTCTTCGGCTTGGGTTCTTCGATCTCTTTCTTGGTCTTACTGGTGACACTTCCATCATCCAATTCAAGCGGGAGATCATCTGTCGGAAATCCAAGATGACGAACTGAGCCAGAATGATCTAGCAATAGCCCACGGTCTTTACCGTGAAATGGTCTAAGGATGCGACCAACCATCTGGATATAGCGAATCAAAGAGCGTGTAGGCCGGGCCAGAATCATTACTTCGCAAGCCGGATAATCAAACCCTTCAGCAAGTAGCGCCACGTTTGATAGAACAGTGAATTTACCGGCCTTGAATTCACGTGTGATGCGTTCTTTATCATCCTCATGCATGTAGCAGTCGATATGCTCTGCCGTCACGCCTGTTGCTCTGAACTGCTCAACAATGTGCTTGCTGTGGGTGATTGAAGTAGCAAAGCAGATAGTTGGCTTGCCTTCTGCCAATTTGTGCCAGTGCTGGACAATATCCCCAACCAAGGAAGGCTGATCTACCGCCTCGGCTAATTCCTTGCTCATGTCGGAATAGTCTTTTTCACCGAATGCGTTTTTAACCATCTTCACGCCGGATAAATCAGGCTCAGACGGTGCGTAGATTTCGCAATCAACAAGGAACCCTAGCGAGATCAGCCCTTTGATTGTCTCGGCAATCACCATGTGCTGAAACAAAGGCTCGTTTTCTAGTTCCTTGTAAGGCTTAGCCATTCCTTTGCTGAATGGCGTAGCTGTTAGGGCTATTACAGGTACGTTGTTACGCTGGAAGATCAAATCGCGGTACATCTTTGAACCGGCGCAAGCATGGCCTTCGTCAATGATGATTACGTCACAATCAGGCAGACCGCGCTTATCAACCGTGTTAATCGAACAGATGACTACTGGCAGGTGAATGTTGTTTGTGTTTCCACCTTGAAGAATCCCGTAGCTGATACCTGAAGCAGCAAAGCGATCTGCCATCTGCTTAACCAACTGAACACGGTTAGCAATAATCGCTACCCTTTTTCCCCGACCAAGGGATAGCTTGGTTAGGGATTCGGCTATTACCGACTTTCCTGCACCAGTTGGCGCATAGAACACAATCCGCTTATTTCCCGATGAAAGAGCATCGCGGCATTGCTGAATAGCTGACTCTTGGAATGGGCGAAGTTTCATCAAAGCCCCCTAGCCAAGAGAAGGTTATTTATCTCCGCATCGTTGGCAGAAATCAGTCCTTGGTTGGGCGGTTTTCCATCACGGCGAACTTCTTTGTGTACACATATATATAGCGGGTGAACTTTATTGCACCCTTTAAGGGCGCTGAATTGTTCACCCTTTTTGTTTGTTATTTTGTAAATTCTTGGCTTGCTGCATCCACCGTTTTCGTTTCCAACGATATGCACATAACCATCACTTACCAACTCTCCTACAATGTATTGCGCTCTGCGCTCTGATACACAGCATGCAGAAGCAATGTCCTTGATTTTTACCTTTGCAACTCCGGCCCTTGTTTTTTCGGCAAGGTAAAGCATTGCTAGTTTGTAGCTTCCACCGCAATCAACTTCCCACACTTGCTTACGTAAATGATCTAATTTACTCATCATGCACCGACCACATAGTTTTCGTCGTTTGCAAGCAAGTAGCAAAGAGCAATGTGAGTATCAGAATATGCTGGAAGATTGTTTACGGCTTCTCTACCATATCCAGTATCAAGATCGACAGTTCCAAACATGGCTTTTACGCCAGTTGTGAATGACATAACTGTGAAGTGTCCATCGTGATAATGCTTTGCATGTATTTCGACTAAATTAACAACATCGTCAAGGCTGCAATCAACAAGCTGGATTAGCTTTTCTTTTGCGTTTAATAGGTTTTGCATTACAATTACTCCGTTACTTTGAAGCCAGCCGAGGTGTTAGCGCACCGTTGACGCTGGCTTTGTTTTGTCTGCTATTTAGGCCGCAGACTTCGCCTTGTTAATTCTCAATGCTGGCTTATCAGCCCGAAGCATCCCACCCGTTGCCAATTCAATCTGGTATTGGCGAGGCTCAGGAACTTCACCAGCATCAATCCAGCCAGCAACGCTAGACTGAGCAATACCAAGCGCATCGGCTGTTGCTGTCTGCGTTCCAAAGTGATCTACAACCTGTCTCGGATTCATAAACACCTCTATTCAATACCGAGCAAATATAGCACTTCCGATAAATAAAAGCAAAGCCATACCTATTAAAATTTGTAACACCATATAGCCGCGCCTATACTTAATTTATGGAGGTACGGATACAATGACGTTCGGATTACGAATCAGGGAACTAAGAAAAAAAATGAAGCTGACACAAGCAAAACTTGCGTCACTTGCGAAAGTATCGCAGGCGACCATATCTGACTACGAGCGAAACGTTACGACAAAGCACCGAGCAGATGAACTAATGCGGATTGCAGCCGTTTTGCAAACAACACCAGAATATCTATTAGATGGAACTGGCCCTGAGAACATAAAAGACGCTACTAGCGACCAGGAAGCATTGATTGATACGTTCAATCAACTTAATCAGAATTCACGCGCCGCACTTATAGCCGCAGCTAAGGCTATGGCAATCACTCAGAAATAAAGGAGATTCGATAGCACCCGCTAGGTGCTTTCGTAAAAAAATATAGCGATGCCTATTGACAACAAATATCGGAAGTCTGATAATTCATCAACGCAACAAAACAACGAAGCCGCAGCCGGTAATGCCGGGACAGATAGCCAAGCAGCACAGCGATTCGGTCAGCCGCAGTTGAGTAAGACGCTCTTTAACAGACAGGAATCCTGTGTATCGGTTTATTCCGATAGCACAAAGTAATAAACAAACACCGATCTGATGGCGAAGTCGTGAAGGCTCCCCGCAAATAGGACGATCAGACGTAGGTGTGAGTGGCTTCTAACGAGGCCACACATTCAAAGAAGTTCGGAAGGCGCTGGAATGGCAGACGTGCTTAGCGTTGAGCTTCTTTGATTGTGACGACAGCAGTACGCAGGCGGTTATTAACCTTAACCGAAAGGAAGTTTCCCGCGCAACGAGAAGCCTTTAGCCGCCTGTGTAGTGCCGTTTCACCATCTCAAGGAGTGCTGCGGGAAAAACAGCCCTTCGGCAAAACGGTACTTAACTTTTCAGCGGATCAGATTGGGAATAGAACAGCCCTGTTGAGTCTGGTTCGCTCTTTTACACAGAGGAGATACGGAAATGACTATCTGCACAATGCTTGTTGATTGCGGCGTTCTAGGAGAACAGGAATTAACGATCTCCTACCGCTACCACAAAGGAGTCAAACAGACTCAGTTTGAACCTGGATGCGGTGAATTTGCAACGATTGGCTGGATCAAGTTCGGTGGCGTAAATGGCACTGAGGTTGATCTTACCGATGACTTCATTGATTCCGAGGTCATCCCCTACTGCGTAGATGATTGGAATGGCGAGATCGAATACGCACAAGAGCGTAAAGCTGAAGATATGCGGGAGGCAGCATGAGTAACGATTGCTGGATAGACGAACCAGACGATGAAATGCGCTGCTCTGAAGAAGAAATGATGGCGGCGCATGACGAATATCACTGGCATCAATCGCAACTACCTGAACACAAGCGCGATGGCTACGCCGAGCAAATGTATGAGCAGGCAGATTTAAGACGTAAAGAATTGAAGGAGAACAGGCTATGAACAAGCGAATTGAAGTAACCGAGTCGCCATTCCAGCGGCTTTCTGCAATTAACGTGAATGACCATGTAGAGAAGAAAAATAACCTTTCTTACCTATCGTGGGCATGGGCGGTTTCAGAGCTTCTAAAGGCTGACCCAATGGCTACATGGGAATACAAAGATCCGATGCGATGGAATGACACGGTGATGGTTTTCTGCACCGTTACAGCCTTTGGTAAGGCGATGACTTCACAGCTTCCAGTAATGAACCACCGCAACCAAGCAATCGCCAATCCAGACGCATTCGCAGTCAATACCGCAATGCAACGCTGCTTAGCAAAGGCTATCGCTCTGCATGGTCTTGGGCTTTACATCTATGCGGGTGAGGATATTCCAGAAGGCGAAGCCGAAGCATTAGCAAAGGCAGCATCAGCCAAAGGCGTAACGCCTACCGCTGGCGCTCTTGAGTCATTCACTCTTGAAGAACAGCGATTTATCAAAGAGTTTGCCGAAGGTATCCAAGTCCATTTTGACAGTGGTAAGCCTATCAATGAAGTGGTCGATATGCTGGAAAAGAAACACCTAGAAGCCGAGGAAAAGATAGCAGTATGGTCTTTGCTCGATTCAAAGGTACGAAGCGCAATCAAGAAGTTCAAAGCAGAAAACAAGGAGCAATAAATGCAATTCCCCGTAGAAGTAAATATTGAGCCGTCTAAGTCAGGTAAGACATTCGGCATTGCCTTGGTTAAGGCTGACAAAGTGCTACTTGCGATTAAGAACTGCAAGCTGGCCAGCTGTTCAAATGGTCAGTTTGTATCAGGCCCAAGCTCAAAAATGGACGATGGCACTTGGTTTAATTACCTGTTCATGGACAAGCAGTTTGGCGAGTACGTTACTGGCCTAGCAGTTAAAGCGATGAGCCAACCAGCACAACAGCGTAGCGCACAAGCTGCACCGCCGCTAGGTGATGACATCCCTTTTGCCAAACGAGCAGATTACTGATTGTCATAAGCCGCGCTGATCGGTGTCTCTACCTCTGGCCCTACTCAGTAGGGAGTCAAACATTAGCCTGATGGAATCAGCCAAGAGGCCGACTGACTGGACGTAAGCAGTCTCAACAATAAAGAGTCCTCTGACAGTCGTGGTTTCAGACTTTAAACATCCTATTGCCTAGCAAATCTCTTGAGCGTGATTTTTTTCGAATCTAGGCGGGAGGACTCTTTGATGTTGGTGAATGTTACGGCTGAGTAACGACGGTTATGGCCGCAGGTGAAGCCGATGCGGAAAGCGGGAGATCAGCACCCGCCATCAACACAGCTTGATCGGATTGAGATTCAGTCTAGCTGAGTCTAAGGCTCTGTAGTTCAGAGCGGCACAATCCCCGCAGTATCGTAAGCGGGACATACAACCAGCCCATTCAAGCAATGGGCTTTTTTTGCGACCGGAGGAATGATGGCCTACGACGAATTGGTTCGATACCAACTAATCGAAAAGAGTACCGGAAAGATCATGCTTGAGAACCGGCATGACCGCGACTTTATCCGAATGCCTGCTACAGAGTGGCAGATACGAGATACCAAATACAACGAAACATACGATGCTGAGGGAGTTGAAAATGACGACGATTAGCTTTCAAGCCGAAGTAAAACGGCTAGAGAAAATTGCACAAGAACACGATGACATGCTGGCCGGTCTGATTGTAGGCGCAGGTTGCAACATCATCATCTTATTGGTTTTCCTTGCATGCGTGGAGTACCTATGATCGGACGAATCATTCACTATCACCAACTCAAGCGAAACAACCTGCCACACCGTCTAGCTTGGTCAATGTCAGGATTACGCTGGCATGCACACAAGGTCATCCGAGCGATGGCCTTTTTAACGTGCTGCGCTTGTGTTCTCTATCTTTTGTCAGCCGAGGCTAATTCTAGTCAGGCAGTAGCTGATAACCGAGTCGCTGCGAAGGTTACAGCGCAGGCGGGAGAGATTGAGGAACTGCGCCGAATCTTAGCTAAGTGTCTAACCAAAGGTGATTCACCGCTATGGATAGGCGAGGAATTATTTTTCTGTGGCCTTAGTGCTACGGGAATTACGCGATGACCGAACAACCCTACGCCCCAAGCATCAGCGTCCAGGCTCAGATTCTCTTAGACCTAGCCAACAAAACGGAACGGGTCAAAACAGAGATGGAGCGCATGTGTTCAGCCTTCGGCCTGTTGAGTCAGGAGTATCTGATTCTCAACGAAGCTATGCAGCACACGCTAACCAACATGAACGGCGGAACATACCCCGCCCCGCTTAACCACCGAAGATTCACGGAGTTGAATAGCAAATGAACTACATGGAATTCATTAAGCGAAAGCAATCAATCGACCCGCCAACAGGTTTAATCGAAGTTCCTAACCTGAATCCAATGCTTCACTCTCACCAGTCGGACATGGTTAAGTGGGCATTAAAACGAGGCCGCGCTGCATTGTTTGCTGATTGCGGATTAGGCAAAGGCCCAATGCAGATGGAGTGGGCAACCAGACAACCACATGAAGCCTTGATTGTTGCTCCTTTAGCAGTAGCGCATCAGTTTGTCCGTGAGGCTGATAAGTTCGGCATTGATCTGTCTTACGCTAAAGATCAATCGCAGGTTAAAAAGCGCATCACTGTGATCAACTATGAACGGCTTGAAAACTTCCATATTGAGCAATACGGCGCGGTTGCTTTGGATGAATCATCAATTCTAAAGAACTCATCAGGCGCTTACTCAACATGGATGATCGAAGCGTTTAAGAATACGCCTTTCCGCTTGTGCAGTAGCGCCACACCAGCCCCTAATGATGTCATGGAGCTAGGTACTCAGGCTGAGTTTTTAGGCGTAATGACTCGCTCTGAAATGCTTGCGATGTATTTCACGCATGACGGTGGAGATACTTCTAAATGGCGAGTTAAGGGCCATGCACAGGCCGCATTCTGGTCATGGATGGCTTCATGGGCAGTAATGATTCGCAAGCCTTCAGACCTTGGTTATAGCGATGATGGCTTTGTACTGCCACCGCTTCACATGCATGAGCAATGCGTAAAAGTGCATACACCGTCTAGCGGGTTTCTATTCGCTGTTGAAGCTCAAACGCTTCAAGAGAGACAGCAAGCAAGGCGCGACTCGATAGAGGATCGAGTCAGAGCATGTGCCGACATTGTGAATGCCAGCGACAAGCCATTCCTAGTTTGGTGCAACTTAAATAACGAATCTGAACAACTTGCCGCTGCGATACCTGGCGCTGTTGAAGTTCAAGGCAGCGACACAGACGAACACAAAGAGAAAGCAATAGCCGGTTTTTTAGATGGTTCGATTCGCGTGATTGTTTCCAAGCCAAAGATCATGGGCCTTGGTCTTAACTTTCAGCACTGTGCAGACATGGCTTATGTCGGACTGTCTGACTCATACGAACAGCTATACCAGTCGATTCGCCGTTGCTGGCGATTCGGTCAAACAAAGCCGGTCAATGTTCATGTAATAACCGCTGAGACAGAAGGCGCTGTGGTTTCCAATATCAAGCGTAAAGAACGCGAAGCGGAGGAAACCTACAACAACATGATCGAACACATGAAAGACCTAAACGCCGCTGCATTACACGGCGGAACGGTACGAAACAAAACCGAATACGAGCCAAAAGTGGCGATGACTATTCCTGACTTTTTGAGGATGGCAGCATGAAAGTATTGAACCAAGCAAGCGGCGACAACTGGACGCTCTGGAATGCGGATTGCATTGAAGTGGTTAATTCACTTCCTGAAAACTCGCTACACCTTTCCATTTTCTCGCCGCCTTACGCATCGCTTTATACATACTCAAACAGCGACCGAGACATGGGCAATTCAGCGAATGACAATCAGTTTTATGAGCATTTTGATTTTCTAATCGCTGGCCTATTACGAGCAACTAAGCCTGGCCGGATTGTTTGCGTTGATGTGATGAATATTCCAGCCATGAAAGAACGGGACGGATATATCGGACTGAAAGACTTTCGGGGCGATGTGATTGCAGCATTCAAACGCGCTGGCTTTATCTTTCACTCTGAACACTGTGCATGGAAAGACCCGCTGATCGAAGCAACGCGCACCAAGGCGCTAGGATTGATGCACAAACAGCTTTGTAAAGACTCCTCAAGAAGCCGCGCAGGTATCCCGCAATACCTTCTTGCCTTCCGCAAGGATGGAGAAAACCCAGAGCCAGTAGCGCATAACAATGGCTTGGAATATTTCATTGGCGAGAATGAACCGACACACGGAACACTGAGCCATGAACGATGGAGGCGATATGCAAGCCCCGTATGGATGGATATTAATTTCTCCAATACGTTGAATGCCAAAGCAGCACGAGAGGCAGAAGATGAACGCCATGTATGCCCAATGGCACTTGATCTGATTGAACGTGCTGTTCAGTTATGGAGCAATCCTGGCGATGTGATTTTTGACCCGTATAGCGGTGTTGGATCGACTGGTTATGTTGCAATCAAAGCAGGCCGCAAGTTTGTAGGCAGCGAATTGAAAACAGCCTACTTCAATCAGGCAGTTAAAAACATCACCAGTGCAAAGCAATCACACGGCACTTTATTTGATATGGACGCAGCATGATCGACAACAAAACCACCCGCTGCCTTGGCCGGCGTGATGACCGAACGCTCTGCGAAAAGTCATACGCATGCGCCAGGCACTTGGCTATTCGCACCGACTTCAAGCTTGACGAATTGCCGCCAGTGAGTCTTTACAAGTGCGTGAAGGAAGATTGCTTTATTGAGGTGAATGATGACTAAGCAAGAGAAACAGAAGATGCTTCGACTTGAACTTGAAAACAAGGAACTGCGCGAAATGAACAGCAAGCATATATCTGTTTATGGCGACAACATCATCCATATAATTGAGCTAGAAGCGACGATGCAATTAATTAAATCCGCACTGGAACAGCATGAAATCCCAAGATAAACACGTCGAAGCTGTACGCGAAGCCCTACTAACCCGTAGCCAAGTAGGACTGAAGAAATACGGCGTTACCACAGAGCGCGATGACCTGATGCTGATTGATTGGCTGCGCCATCTCCAGCTCGAATTGATGGACGCTTCGATTTACGTAGAGGCCGCTATTTCAAGGATCAAAGATGGAAAAAAATAGCCACACACCAACGCCACGACTTAGCCATCACGAAGTCGGGCAATCAGTAATCTTAAAAGGGGCATTCGCAATCGGGGATGCCCTAGTTATTTCAGCAATTCAGGATGATGGTTATTACGTCATGACGCGATACGGGAAACCATGCTGCACAGCAGCGCCAAGCCATGAGGTTGAAGCATGAACACGCTAGTCTATACGCTAGGAATTAAAGCGTTTGTCCCTCCAGTTGGTACAAGAAGCATTCATTCGCTAGACAGGCCAAAGCTAGACGCCTTTATCAAGCCAGTGACAATAGACCATGCTTACCAGCAAAAACTGAATGAGCCAGTGCCGCCAAGAGCCGACATTATGAAAAAGGCTATATATCAGCTTATATGTGACGGATGCGAAACTTGCAGCGAGATCGCCGCTGAAATGTATCGGTCAGTTAATTGCGTCAGGGAATATCTGAATGACCTAGTGACTGAAGGAACAGTAAATCGTTACGACACAAAGAAAAGCAAATCCAGATATTTCGACGCGAACATTGATCCTGATTATTTGAAAAGCAGGATTAGCGCCGATGCAAAACAGGCCATCCCATCACGTCGATCGAAGAAGAACGCAGATATTCGGCTTGGCTATTTAAAAATGATTTCGTCAGGAATAAACACATCGGTGTCGATTGCAAAGACCAACAAAACAACGGTAGGCGGCGTTACCACAACGCTATACCGGATGGAAAAGGATGGACTGATTAAAAAGGCTGGAAAGACCAGGCTAGGCGGGGTGGGAAATCCGCTAACTATTTGGGAGGTTGCATGAACTTAACAGAACGCCTCGCCGCTGCGGAGGCAGAACTCGCAGCGTTCAAGGCTGTTGGTGCTGATCGCATCGCTCGGATGTTCCAAGTGTTGCATGGGGTGAGCGAATGACTGAGCAAAAGATTCGTGAGGCTTTCGCTGCACATAGAAAACTAGAGGACATTCGCCAAGATAAGTTTGACTATCAGACATTTCGTGCTGGCTATCTCGCTCTACTGAACGAGCTTGAGCCTATGTACTTTCTTGAATCAACAATTATTACCTATGCGCTACCAGAGGGAGTTACGAAATGACAATTAGCAAAGAACGGTTTCAAAAAATGATTATTGGTGCGGCAATTGAGGCGAACTGTAATCACCCGCAAGTTCCGGCTTTCGCCCACGCCCTGCTCAAAGCGGTTGAGGCTGAATGTGAGGTTGTTGGTCACGGTATGTTTAATGATGATGGGAAATGTACTTCCGTTGCTCAACACGGCTCAGTAATACAGGTAGGCGTTAAAACATACGCATCAAGAAAGCTAATCGCCCTGCCGCTAGTTTCTTCGGAGGAATAGAGATGTTAAGTCCTGATTTTGAAGCACTAGAAGATGAAATCACCCAACTCCGCAAAGACCTTGCCGGAATGGTTCAAGTCAATACTGAACAGTTTGAACTACGCACACAAGACCATGAGGAGATTCTATCTCTACGGGTTGCACTTGCCGAGCGAGAGGCTGAGATAGCCAGTAAAGATAAAAGAATTAGTAAGCTGCAAGATGTAATCAACTTTATTAAGCCCACTATCGAGCGTCTTATGTATGAAGCCGAAGGTTCTTACGGAAAGAATTTCTCTGCTGAACGAGCCGAACAAGCAAGAAAGAACTACGTGAAAATCCAAGAGGTTCTGTACGTAACAAAATCCACCCCACCAAGCACCAGTTATTTGGAGCAGTGGGAGAAGGATCGCTATCAGATTTTCGGTACAGCGAAAAATGTTATGGACGATTGTGTATTCGCAACAAGCGGTCTGGTTGGTAATACGTCACTCTACGCACGAAAGGACTAAGCGATGGACTACCTACAAGAAGTGCTGTTTAAGGAACGCATCAGCGAGCAGGAAAATGAAATCGCCTCACTCAAGGCAGATAACGAACTACTACGTAATCTTAGCTTCAGGGATGAGCGAGATTCACTCAAGGCGCAGCTTGCCGAGTGCAAGAAGGAAGGACTAGAGATGCGTAAATCCCTAATTAACTGGCACAGCAAAGCGTTCCTCGGAACAGATCAAACATTGGTTATTGACCGTGATTATCCGTACTTCGCAGCGCAGAAGGAGGAAGCATGAGCAAGATGGTAGCTATCGTCTGTGTGTTTATCACGCTTCTATACGCAATCCCTCTGTGGTGGCCTGTTATTGAGAGGATTTTGAAATGAGTAAGCCAAACTACAAGCTGTTTCTTGAGCAAGTGAAACTTGGCCTGATTGATATTGAGCCAGCCGCAGAGAACCGCGAACTCCGCGCCGCGCTGGTTGATATTGATAAGTGGCTGTCCATTGCACTAGCGTACATCCCGCTTGACGGCGACGGTCACAAATACTGCAAGGCTTCACTCACCCGCTGCAAGGAGGTATTAGATGCACCCCGCTAGAGATTGGCAACAGATCAAACAACAGATGGCCCTAGAACTTGCTGGTAGCGCAGAAGGAGATCAGGCGTTGGCTGACTCCAAGAAGTTCGGGGCGCTGGCTGACGAGATTTTGCAACTCCGCGCTGCGCTGGTTGAAGCGATGGATTTTCTGGAAGATGCAAGTAGCCAATGCCCTGAAGATTGGCCTGATCTGCGTAAAGCACTCAACCGCTGCAAGGAGGTTTTGAAATGACACCAGAACTAATGCAGGTTATTGGTGAACATATCGTAACCCCGATATGCGTTACGGTGTGTGCAGTGATGTTTATATACTGGATAACGAAATGAGTACAAATGAAATTACCGGCGACAAGATCGCCACGAAGCTAGGCAGCGACGAGGCCAGGCGAAACTTCGACGATGGGTTTGATCTCATATTCGGGAAGAAAGAACCAAAAGAGGCTGATAAACCGGCCTCTAGTCTTATGGAGGCTGACAATGTTCCTAACTCAGAGTGAGATAGCCACCCTCACCGGCTACGCTACGGCAGGCTGGCAACGACGATGGCTAGATAGGCATCAATGGAAGTACGAAAGCGCGGCTAATGGCCGCGTTGTTGTTTCTAGGGCATACGCTGAGTCTAGGATGTCAGGCATTCAGATGAAGCGTGAGCCAGTGATGCACCTTGAATCATTACGAGGGAGAGCCTAAGATGATTAGTCTTATGGGAAGGCGCAGACAATCACTGCTGAACTTACCGCCCCGGATGCACTTGAAGTCGGGAACGTACTACTACGTCACAACGACCACGCCTAGAAAGTGGATCAATCTAGGCAAAGACATTGATGCGGCCCGTAATAAATGGGCCAGCATTGAATCTGGCGTTACCGGAGAACATTCACTATCACGCTATATTGATCTGTGGATGGAGTCCAAAGAGTACGATGTACTTTCTCCAAACACAAAGAAGCAATACCGATCTGTGGTTAAGCAGTTGAAAGTAATTTTTTCTGATTTCAACGTGCAGGATATTCGCCCTCACCACATAGCGGCATGGCAGGATAAACACCATTCGCCAGTCAATGCCAATACCGGCAAGTCGATTATCAAAACCGCGATGAACCTTGCTGTTCGACGTGGCGCTATTGATGTGAATCACGCAAACGCCATTAGTGCTGTTAAAACAACCGGGCGTAAGCGGTACATCACAAACGAGGAATATATCGCCATACGAAGCCACGCAAGCCCCGTATTGCGGGCTGTGATGGACTTGTCCTACTGCACAGGCTCAAGAGTCGGCGATGTGCTTGCAATTCGGCTTGAGCATATATCCAAAGACGGCCTGCTCATTCGGCAAGGGAAAACCAAGGCATTGCAGTTGTTTCAGTGGAATGATGCGATGAAACTAGCGATTGATAACGCCAAAGCCATTCCCCGCCCTGTCCGTGGTCTATTCTTGCTCTGCACAATGCGCGGCCAGCAATACCAATACCAGCAAATTAACCTATGGTGGGTGAAAGCAAGGGAAGAAGCAGGGATTGACGATGTGCATTTTCACGACATTCGCGGCAAGTCTGCTACCGATGCAAAACGAGGCGGTCAAGACTATCAATCACTGCTCGGACACACCACAAAGGCTATGTCAGACAGCTATATCAAGCTGGAAGAAGCTAAGATTGTTGAGCCGCTTAGGAATATTTTGTAGAAAGAATGTAGGGCGTTCTACAAAAAACTCTCGAAACCCGCATTAAAACTGACACCATATATAATCCTACTACTATATAAGAGAATTGACCAGAAACACCCTATCTACGGGCGTTTGCGGTCAGTTTTCTTTCTACAAAGACGGGATAATACTCAACGAAAACAGGCCGTTTCCAGCCTATCGTTTTGCAACTTTGTAGAAAGAATTTATGACAGTTTCTTAATGCGAGGACTACACATAAACAGCGCCTTTTCCTGACTCGGATCATCCAACAGCCAGCCCATATTCAGGATCAATACGCGACCCATAAACGGCTTGACGCACTTATATTGCCAGTAGCCATCACCACGCTTGATACGCATGACACCGAATGTCTTGGTGTGGTGGTTTAGGTTAGTCGGGCCTTCGATGGCCATACAGACCTTGTTATTTGCTGGTGCGGCTAGGACTGACCACTTGAAGCCGTACAGACTGTTTCTGTACAACCAGCTAACCTTAGACCAGTAGCCGCCACCATTGAGCCGGTAAAAGTTATCATCACCCAATAGACAGTTGTCAGGCGTATCAAACCACGCCAACCAAAGCGGAAGCCTTGACTCATACCCCTGACGGTTAGCGTTATCTATCGGGCCATATCTACCAACAGCAAACAACGGCAACAGCGGAGTAATCAGATAAGCGAATATCTGGACTGGGATGTACAGCAGCAGGTAAGCGAGATAGCGGATCATAAGTAGGGCTTCGCCCACAGTGCAGATTGAGCCATACCGGACAAGCGAAGGGCTTCAAGCAATTCAGCCTTACCCACAGTCATCACGGTGTTATCCGCGAGAACCCAAGGAACTAGATCAGCGTCAGTCAGGATATTGACCGCACGATTCATTCGGTTTTGTGCATCCTCGTGACCGTCGAATTGATTCCCCGCTGCGGTAGTGACAACGATCTCGCTGACCTCTTGTGCGCGTACATGCTTCGCTTTAGCTTGGTTGATAGCGGCTATCTGCTCGTCAGACTTTCGCGTATAAATTACATACGGCGCATCATCTTGCTCGGTGCGGTAGTACAAGTCCGTTGAGTAATCTTCCGGTGCGGCTGGCTCAGGAATCTCTGTGTAGAGTTCTGGGAGCATCTTTGTGCGGCGAGTACCGTTAGCATCAACGTAAGCCGCTTCTGGATTACAACGCTTCTGGTTTGATTTGAGAATAAACATTTGATTTCCTTATTTTGCGTTACTGTACTTGCCAGTGGTTTCGGCTACGACGTAGAAAACGTAGGTTGCTCCTGAAACATTTCCACCAGAAGCCCCGTTTGTGCGTAACTTGAAACCTGTTGCTACCGCGTCTAATAATGGTAAGGTTGCTTCAACACCGCTAGAATTAGCTAGTAGATATAGCTGCTCTACGTTGTAGGTATCCCTTGCTGTGTCTAGTTGTATCCAACCTTCAGCACCGGCATCAGTCCGTTTGATTAGCACGAACCGTGGCTTGAATCCACAATGCACAAATGGTCCATCAGTCGAGCCATTGCCGGTATAGCTACCGATTTTGGAATAGCCTGCGATTTCTGCGAAGCAGTAGGCTACGAACGTTCCAGCCGATGTGTTGGTATCAGTGTTGGTCGTGCCGATTGAAAACACAGTTGATGATGGGGCGGTACTATTCCACATGATCGGCTGTGAGCCTTGCGGGTTAGTGGAATTTAGCCACACTGCATACGTCGCACTGGTCAAACCTGAGTGATAGACACCCCAATTCCCGGTGCTGCCGCGCTGCTTGGTAATTACCATCTTCGGCGCAACACCAAGACCATGCCCCACCGTAGCATTAGCACCAGTACCTGTATAGGTAACAATCGAGAACCCAGCAGCGGTATTAGCAGATACCTGACTTGAGATTGAGCCAGCGGTATTGGTTACTGCTGCGCCACCAGCTTTCCAGAGCCAATCAGCATAAGTTACCGTAGAACCGTTGGTGATGTTCGTGCTGCTAGTTGTTCCAAGAGAAAAACCATCGACGTTGAAAGAGCTTACGTTTGCATAAGTTGTTCCGGCTTCAGCGCTGGTCAAGTCGGAGTACAGGACAAGCTGTGCACCACGTACAGAGTCAGTCAGCACATGGCTGTACGCGACATTTCTACCCTTGATCCAAACCAGATCAGGTTTAAAACTAACCCCTGTAACACTCTGAGTTGCCCCGTTACCCGTATGCAACTTCACATCAAAATGCAAATTAGGCTTTAGGATGCTCGGCGTAGGTAAGTTCCGCTGACTGAGTGCTTTGAATCCTGTTGGTGGTGTGTAAGCGAAAGGACGCTGGCCGAAGTTGATATAGGTAGAACCCATAAATGAAACACAACCGACGCTGATGAATAGCTGCCCAGAAAGTCCCGTAAAAGCAACACCTTGGCTCACGTTGTTCTTCAAAAACTCAAGCGACCCTGCTCCGCTGCTGAATTTGATACCGATAACGTCACCAGTGGTGTACGTTGCACCATAAGCCGAGCCCGATCCGTTGTTGTACTTCTGCCCATTATTTGAGTTGTACGACCACCCGTTAGCATCACTTCCGAGCCAATTTAACAATGTGGCTTCTGATTTCGCTACACCAACGAGTATTGTGTTTATACCAGCAGTGACCTCGGCATAGAAATCGCCACTACTCGGTAGCGAAATCGTAGTGCGAACTGTTTGGAGTGCAGTCCCGCTTACCCCAACAAGTGTCCCGCCCTCTGCAATAACAAGCGAAGTCCCTTTATCAAGGGTGTTCCAAGTAGCAAACGAATTCCCCGGCACATCGTCCATCCAGTCGTAATTAACTCCCGCAGTCAGACTGTGGTTGTTTAACGTCCAGTTGTTGCCCTTAGATGATTTGTCATAGCCAAGCGTGGTTAGTGTTGATCCATCATCAAAATCAAGCATGAAGCTATTAGCACCACCGGCATCGACAACTGCTTTGACGGCTGACTGGGACTTGCTTACCCATTCATTTATCTCGGTGTTTTGATAGCCGAATGAACTTGGGGTTAGTGCTTGGCCATCCACGAAGCAAACGCGGGATAGATGACCATCGAAGTACCAATTAGCTACTAACTGGTTTGTTCCAAGCGTGTGCAAAACAGTATTGCTCATGAAAGTATCGTAATTTTGAGCAAAACCATTTACATCAACCGAAAACGATGTGACCTCTACCCCATTAACGTAGACTTTTGTTCTAGCCAAAGCAGATGCTATGGTCGTATCTGTGCTTACCGTTAGGTGAAAATGGGCTGATGGATCACGGAAAACCATAGTGGTTATCTTCTGCATACTCAGCACGCCATTATTCATAGCGACCACTAATGCGTCATCTGTCTCAAAGTAGAAAATTACGTACTCGGTTGTCCCACTTAGAAAAAATGTATGGCGGATACCGGCAGATGACAACGCTCCGCGCTTAATCCATCCGCTCCATGTCCAAGTCTTACGGTTGCCAGTAACGCTTGGAGTCCTACTCAAATAAGTCGAACGACTCGCAGCAAACCGCAGCGACTTCTGAATGTCGCCAGTATCCACACCACCTTGACCCACACCAATCAGCGAGCCGCCTAGAAATCCGGTCATGCGAATGCCCCGGCTGAAGTCACATAGGCCAAACCGTTGCGGGTTTCGTAAGCCAGAATGTACGTCCCAGTTGCGCTGATCGTAGTCAGCAGGGAAGAAGTGACTTTGGTGTTTGCGTGTGCCGCGACTGCGTAGTTTGAACCATTAACCAAAAGGATTGAACCGCGCTGAACATTTGGCGATGCGGGGATGTTCGTAAAGGTCAGCGTGAATCCAGCAGTCGGTGTGCATTCAAAATCAAGCGCCGCGTTGAGATCAAAGCTGCCGTCGTTATCGGTAGTTTCTTGAGTGCGTTGCGTTGCTGACCATGTTTGAGCTACACCAGTCTTGGCTGTATCAACGTCATAGGCTTGGACATTTGTACCGATTACCAAGCCCAATGATGACCTGGCCTGTGAGTCTGTTTTGTACTCCCATGCCGTACCTGTTCCATTGCTTTGAATGAACTTGTTGGCGCCTGCCGTTGTTGCATTTGGCAAGTTAGCCGCAGCAGTTTCAGCATCGTTAGCCGCATTGACAGCATTAGTTTCACTGATAGCCGCAGCATCAGCACTAGCATCAGCCGCTATTGCACTTGCAGAGGCCAATCCAGCTTGAGTTGTTGCAGTAGTCGCATTACCGCTTGCTGTACTCGCTGAACCTGAAGCCGATAAAGCAGAGGCAGCGGCAGCATTAGCGCTTGCAAGAGACTCAGCAGCAGCTTGAGCCGCATCACCGCCGCCACTAAATCCGAACTGCTTCCAATATTGACCGTCAAACGTAAGCCCTGAATTGTGAGCAGTCTGACAGACATAAGTGTAAATGTCGTATGTTGCAATGTCCCCGACAGCGTAATCAGTAGAAACAACCCATAAACCCGTTAGCCTGAAATCACCAATAAGGTTCAATACTTCAGGACTCAACGTATGTAACTGAGTCACAAGATCAGCAAGTTTCCCGTCATCACGTTGAATCAACTGGAGATTTGCAAGAGTCTGGTCTAGTGTAGTATCAATGTTCGCAAACTCAGCATCTAGCGCAACAGTATTGACCGTTGATCGTCCTGATGCGTTGTTTGCTTCTTGCTGACTGAAATCAGTAGTTGGCGTGTATGGTGTTGGTTGTGACATATAGGAACCCTATGGACTACGAATGGCTTAAATATTTGGCTGCACCGATTGGAATAGCTTTATGGGGATGGATCATTGCTTCAGTTCCCTATACCCGTTCCAGTCGCCCCGCTGACCCCTCCCACCCCGTACCCCAAAATCCTAGAGAGGAGTTTGGTTTGTTCTGGGCTAATGCTTGTCGCTTTTGTTCCAGGATTCGCCGCCATCGCTGAATTAACAGCAGAGTAATTACCGGCTGTAGTTCTAGCTGCATTTAGTAGATTAACGCTTGAAGGAACACCGGGAATTCTGCTTAACAGGTTCATCATTGCGCCTGCGGTGTTTGAAGTATTGACTACGTTATTAGCAGGGAAACTTGATGTATAAGCTCCAACCCTGCCAATCCGCTCAATCTCCTGAATGTCATTCGGAGCGAAAAAAGCGCCTAGCTTTTGCTTCATTCCTGGCTGATTGATGAACTTAGCAAATGACTCTTGAGCAAATGCTTTATCACCTGTTTGATTCTGCCCAAATGCTGCGCGTTCAAGTGCTGTAGCAAGCTGTTTCCTGGCCTCTTCTTTAGCGTCAGGAGGCATCAATTTTGACAACGCAATAACATCCTCTGCCTTGCCATTTACTAGGTAACGCTTAACAAAGTCCTGTGCTGAAACATCGCCATCAACAGCAGCCTTTAAAGCCGGTGCTGCTTCATGCGTTCTGAAACGATCCCTAGCCAATCCTCTAGCGGAGTCAAACATCTTCTTTGCATCTTCGCCTACGTTATCGGCGATTGGCGCATCGTTTAACGCTGTTCTCAATTTGCCAACAGCCAGAGCGCCCTCCTTGTTTCCAGATGCAGTCAAATCCCTCTGTAATCCACTAAACCGCTTGTCAATCATCACGGCAGAATTGACATTAAATGGAATTTCTCCAGTGGTAATTTTGTTCAGCAAATCCCTTGCTTGTGGCGGCAATGCTCCGTTAAGCATCTCAAGATTGATCGCATCGTTAGCATCGTTGCTGAACTTTGCAGAATCCATTGGTGCAGCGCGTCCTAAATGATCCTTTGCTTTGCCATAGGCTTCATTCACACGGGCATTTAGACCGTCATCAACACCTCTAAGAGACTGCATTAAATTCTGACCTGCGGTGAATTCATCAGCCGCACCAGCAGACTTACCTGTAATTAACTCTTGCAGTCGCTGCGCTTGAGATTCAAAGCGTTGCATCAATGGCTCGCCTACTCCAGCCACGCCACGCAGGTTTTTCTCATTAGAAAACTGAGCCGGATCTCGGGTAATCTGACCAAGCGTAGGCTGCATACCTAGCTTTTCAAAGTCTAGCTTTCTAGCCAAAGCAGCCGGATCAACTTCAACACCATTACGCAATGACTGTGCAACTTGATTACGCAGGTTATCCAAGTCAAATGCGTTAAGTGTTACACCGTCAGCTTTTAGACGATTAACCGCCTCAAGCAAGAAATTATCAGTGCGATGGATGATCTCAGGCTCAGAAAGTCCGACAACTTTTCTGGTTAGCATATCACCGAACTTTGATGCAACCGGCGCTAGTGCTGCACCACCTGCCGCACCGATTCCAGTTTGAAGCAACTTTTCACCGACAAAGCTATTGTCTGCGTTCTCAACTGGAGCAACAGCAGAACCTAAAGCACCGGCCTTTGCGCCTTGTAAAGCCATTCCAGCCTTAGTAGCGGCATTAACAGGAGCAGCGTAAGCCACAGCTAGATTAGCTGGAGATGCAATATTTCCAACTAAACGAGCAGCATCGAAACCATCACGCCCTTGGCTTAATTTAGCCTGTTCGTATTCTGCATTTTTCTGGTCAATGGCTTGATTAACTAGGCTTGACTGCCCACCCGTTAGCAACTGAGCAGCACCAACAACAGGATCAGCAGCACCTAGCATCATGCCATTTACAGACGATCCTTTGCCTAGACCAACGCCGGCGATAGACGGATTAGACAGCCAATCTTGTGCTTTCTTTGGCAAGGCAGAAACAAGACGCTCGCCAATGCTTAATTCTTGCGGTGCAATGGCTTGTCTTGTCCTATCTACTGGTGCGCTAGGAATAAGGCTAGAGAATGCGTTTCCTTTTGGTTCCTCTTGCGACGGAACAAGATGGTCAAACGCGCCCATTAGATTGATCCTCCATCAACACCAAGCCGTTTCAGTTCTTTTATTACCGCTGCTCTGTCTGCACCTTTGCCGATTGCTTCTTTTGCATCTCGCAGCAATGATGTTTTGTCCTGAGAATGATTAGCTGATTGCTTATTTTGTTGCTGTTGCGCTCTAGGCTCAAGCGGGTTAGCCGATTGATCCATGCGAATACTTGTTCTGGCTCTAAGATCATTCCGAATTGCATTGTTAAGCTCTTTTGAATTCTTAACGTCTGGCAACTGAATACCGTATTGAGCCTGTTCTTTGTCAGACAAAGCGCCTTCGCCTGGAATACGGTAAATCGTTCTTAGTTCTGTTGAAAGTTGCTCTCTAAGATTGTCAAATTTCTTGGCAAGTTGAGTATCTGTGTATCTGCCAATCTGACCCTCTAGCCCTAGCCATCCACCTTGACTTGTTGCATCCATTACTGATTTTGTTTTGCCTTCAACAGGAGGCTTTCCACTAATGTCGTTATCAAACTGATTAAGGACATACTCAAGCGACTTAGCAGCATTCAGCTTGGCAAGGTTGCCACTTCTGCGACCATTCGGGAATTCAGGCGTAGGAGGTGCTACAAACTCGTCTGAACCTGCGTCGTACTTCCATTCTTTACCGGAAGGAATACCAGTCGTTAATACTGTTCCATCGACAAGCGTTTTGGTTTCGCCTTGTCCAATCTTTGAACGAGTCAGATCACGACTAGCCATCGAGTTAGAGGCTGAAGCGTTGCGTTGATTAGCCAAGGCTCTTTCTGCGCTTTGCCAGTCTTTATTGACTGCTTCTTGGCCTGTTTCTTGGCTCAATACGCCGCGAGTTGTAGCGTTAAACATCTCGCCCTTCATAGCAGCTTGTAGCGCGTTCAATGCTTGCGGATTCTTGGCTAGTGCATCACCGATTCGGCCTTGGTTAAGCATTTCCTCGAACAGTTTCACACCGTCAGTTTTACCCGTTGCGCTTGCATTAGCCATGCCTGCAAGTTGCCCCATGTTGTATTTGCTCTGAACCTGTGGCGAATACCACTGAGGCGCTGATTTCTGCACGTCAGGCGTTACCGGCCCCTCTTGGTCGGCAGGCAAGGAATAACCCTTATCAACGCCCCAATTTCCATTTGACTGATAGGCTTGCATTTCTCTGGATTGTGGTTCATTTAGACCGGCAAATACGGATGCCATCTTATTTACACCTTGCGGAGAGCGATTCATCCGAGCTTGTTCAAGCCCCATCGCTTCTTCCCTAGCCTTGCCAGCTTGCGCCCCGTACAGATCGGCGTGAGCCTGCATAGCAAATTGCTTCGCCATCTCTGACTGCATCTTGTTTTTGCCCATCTCATAGGCGTTTGCGCCTTGCATGATCTGGTTGCCTATTCCGGTATATGGTGCGGCTATTGATGCTGCTTGTGCGTATGGATTAGCCATATATCACCTGAAATTAAACATTGAGCCGCTGTTGGACTTTGTAGAGCTATTCATAAGCCCGCCTGAGTCAATCCAATTCTCTGATGCTGTTCCTGCACCTGACATAGTTGGGCTTGTGCTTCCAAAAGCACTTCCTAGACCACTAGATGCCGCCCCACTTAAATAAGAAGTTCCGAGCGATTGAAGAAGTGCGCCTGTAGCAACCTTGCCAGAATCAACCTTGCCAGCTTGCAGAATTCCAGGCTGTGCAGCGTTGTACGACCCGTTAGCATTGCGCCCAATGGTGTTCAACTGCGAAGCGTAGTCAGCATTCATAATCGCTTCGTTGCCGATCATGTCTTGAGTGCCGCGCATATTTCCCATGAGCCGAGCGTTATCTACTGATTGCTGGAACTGGTCAGCCATCTTTGACGCTCTATCGGCTGTGAAAGACTCAGACAACTTACCAACTGATTGATCTGGCGTTGCGCCTTCTTCACGCGACTTGATAAGCGACTGAGCAAGAGAGTCACCGGCCTGCTGACGAGTATCTTCAAACCGCTGTGTGCGGTCTGTCATATCGTACTGATCTGCGTTCTCTAGGGCTTTACCTTCAGCCTTTCGATTAAACTGATCTTGCTGCTCCATTGCTGCGTTCATAGCAGCCGCTTGCTTATCTGCCGCATCATTAGCTGCATCAGCTTGAGTCTTTGAGCCGTAAGCCGCAGCCGCCGCCGCCGCTACCGCATACACCCATGAATATCCGTCACACATGATTAGTAATTCTGCGAAACAGTGCCGCTAATACCTTCTGCGGCAGGCGTGTAATTACCATACTGATTCGTGCCTTGCTGTTTGCCAGCCTGCATACCTTGATTAAACTGGCCTTGCTGGTACGTCCCGAGAAGGTCAGCAAAGACGTTACCCATACGCTGAGACTGATAAGCCTCTTTCGCTGCATTCTGGTTAGTCTGCAGCGTACTCATGGCGTTTTGTGCGGCTGAACCTTGATCCAATCCGGCTACGACCTTTGCAATCAAGCCCAATCGAGCTTGTTCGTCAGATGTGCGGAATTGAGTAGCGGCATTTTCTGCGCGGTTAGAAACATCAAGCAATCCACGGTCATAGCGTTTCTGGAACTCTGAATCCATGTCGTTAGCTTGAGAAGAACCGACAATGCCTTGTCGTGCCTTTTGGAAATCAAGTTGCCGAGCCGCCGCTGCTTTATCTTCTTCAAGCTGGCTAGAGAAGAAACTGCGCGTGTCGTTCTTTGTCGTGTCATACATGGCTTGGCGCTGTTGTTGCGCGCCACTGTTGCCCATGCCAAAGATTGAATTTACTGCATCAGTTCCGGCAGCAATCCTCTGCTGTCTCTGCGCCTCACGATCTGCTGCGCCGCCATCACCGCCACCGCCGCCTCCTCCCTTGAAAAGAACGCGAGAGCATTTGGTATTACCGCTTGGCACGGTGAAAAAGATAGGATCGTGACTCATACAGATAACCTCACGACTTCATACGTTTTAGCGAATCCATATCGCCGCAGAAGCCTAGACATGACAGAGGAACACGAAGCCTCAATTACCGTGACATTCATACTTTTGCACCATTCTCTGAAGGTGACAAAAAACTCGTTTTCGGCTTCAGTTAGCCTAGTACCACCAAGCGCCATGATATTGCAGGCGCTTATCTGCGGGTAATGGATAAACTCAAACGCCAGCGCAAGGATGACTTGCCCATCTTCGATAACAACCGCAGTCGTAGCGCGTTTCTGTTCGCACAGATGCTTAATATCTTCGACAGTGAATTCACCTCTTGCCGCATCTCTTACGACTGGCTCAAAGTGAATTGCCGCACTATCCCAATATTCTTCAAGTAACTCAGGAGAAGTGAGGAATAGCGGAGTCATTTAGTCACCGCATAACAGTAGAAGTCAGAGCCATCCTTACCAAAGGATTTCATCGTTGATTCACGCTTGAACCCGATAAGCTCTAGCCATTCATGGGCTTGATGGTGAAACTCTGACGAATACGCATGAATCCTATGCACTTCATTATCAAAGGCTGTTTTGATTACTTTCTTGCAAGCGTGAGCGACTTCAACGCCAGCTTTGCCGATTTCATCTGTACCAACTAGCCAGCCTTGATTAACTCCTGGCGTTCTAGGAGATACGCCAAAGATGCAAACAGGCTTATCGTTATAGATGACTGCAAACTTTCCACCGGGAGAATGAGCGAAATCAGACGCTAAGTCGTATTCGCTTTCCGTCCATCGGGTAAGCATTACTTCGTCGTAATCTTCTTTTCTGAGATTCAGGCAGACTTCTAAAATATCCGGCCAAGTAGCTTTGACAATCATCAGCTAATAGCGGCTAAATTCTCGTAATAAAAAGTGATTGCGTGTAACTCAAACTGCTCTGAGTTTTTAGACGTAATCACAGGCGCGATACCGACAGAAACGATTTCTACTGCGGTTAGATCTCCAGGCCTTGTGTCACCTTCCATATATATTGATGGCGTGATGAAATCAGGCTGACGAGCGTCGAACTTAACCTGCATGTCAGCAGATCCGAGCATAACCGTGTCCATGCTCATAATCTGCTTGAGAACGCCAGGGGTCTTGAAGTCGAGATAAGGGAATTCAATATTCACCTCAAACTCTGTGCCAGCATCGGTATAGACGTTTTCATCAAGTTTATAAACGGTGCTTCCTGACCTCATGTATAGATCACCGTCTAGCTCTGTCACATCATTGATTGCGAATGGGAAAACGTATTTAGACCATGCGGAAATCTTAGAAGTACGCGAGAACGAATAGACGAAAGCGATTGATCCTTTAATAGCCCAATACTGACCTGAACCACGGAAGTAGAACGCTCTAATGTCTGCATTCGCCGTGAATTCAGGTTTAGTCACTGAGTCGATAGGCGAACCCACATCAACGTCAATCATGTTGCCTGTGGTCGATTGTGTGGTGATTGATCGTATTCCGTCATAGGAAGCACAGAACACATCGCCAGCCATGTTAGCAGCACCGTTCGGATATGGACAACCGACATCCAAACCCTGAACAAACACCATCTTTGACGGATCAGGATCAACCGTCCAAACCTGCGACGAGTCCTTGAAGAACACCACCAGATTACCGGCGTACTCACCGAGCGAAGTCGGATTAGTTGCGCCTGACTGCTGAATGCCAACACCAAGGAAGCCTGCATCGCTGGCAGTAGTCCAATCTCTAGGCGTAGAAGTCTTGCAGAATCTAACCACATCGTTAGACGTGGCGAATATCTTTGATGATTTCTTAACGACTGCGGCTGTATTCGGGCAATTCGTATCAACGATTTCAGTACCGCGACAAGTGAAAACTACTGTTCCATCAGTTACCGTAGCGCCGATAGTTGTCGGCCATGTTGGTTCAGTTGCGCCAGTTGTGCCACCTGTGGTGACTTCATAACGGAAACCGTTAGACGTTACCGGACGGCGATATAACCCTGCGGTCAATGCGGTTAGCGTAACCCATGCGGTTAGTGCCGACGGATCATCAACATAATGGTGTTTAATTGAGCCATCGTTATATTCCGCTGAAACGTACAGGAAGCCGTTAAACACATCAGCGTAATGAATCTTTGACACTTCCATTGCAGGCAATGTCGGATGCGCTATCTTGTTCGCTTTGAACCGCGTATCAGAATGGGTAATTGAGCCAGTTGCATGGAAAGTATTTAGCTTCCCACCGGCAGCGCGTAGCCCTTTTGTTCCTGACTCAAGCGTAGCAACTACTGAAAGGCCGGGACGCTTGCGGATCGTCTTGCCTGTGGTTACATAGCAATTCGTTAGAACACGAAGCCGGTTAGCATCTGAAACTGATGCGCCTTTGCGTAAATCCAAACCCGACGAGAAGTCGCTGAAGGTGATAGCTGCTATGATTATCTCCCTGAGAACGCATTAGCTATTGCGCTCTTGTATTCATCTGGTAATTGAGTAGCACCAACCGCTGCGCCAGTAGCACCTGCACCCATTGCGCCTAGTAGCGTTGGGTTAATGTGGCCTAGTAGGTCGGCTTCATGGCGACGGGCTGGATCGAATGCAGCGAAGCGTGAGCGCAAATTTGCAGGGTTAAACACCGTTGTTACGTTATTTGGCGTCATTGTTCTTGGGCTTGCGCCATCAATCACATTTGAGAACGAAACGCCATCAAATCCTTGAGTTTTAGCATTACGCAATTCATCAGGGATTGCTTGCATAAAATGCTTGCCGCCAGAATCTACATTCTTCAAATCGCCCATAACCATAAGCGGCATTACGTTAGCGCCTCCTCCTAATTCGCCACGCCCTTGTGATTTCACATTGCCAAATGACTGTTTTACGTTTGAATAAAGTCTTTCGTATTCATCATCATAAAATCCTGGTTGAGCGCGTTTAAACGCTTCCATTTCTTTTATTGGGTTTGCTATATCTCTGTCAAACTTGTTTAAAGCGTAATCAGAAGCCAATGCCGTATCAGTGCTAGTGAATACGGATGGCGTGCCATAGGCAACACCATCAGAGCCGTAATATTTCATGTCGAACTGCGGAACGTCTGAGGTTGTACCGTGATAAACAGGCGTATCAAACCCCATCGCCCTAGCCCTATCCATAGCCGTATTCGTCTCCGGCAAGCCAAGCATCACTACGGCGTTCTTACGGGCTGTTTCGTGCGCCAGTTCGTATTTCGTTGGATTTGGGGCGTTCACCGTAGCATTCCGCAAAGCATCAGCCGATTTCCCTACGCCTTTAATCATCCCTGCCGAAACAAACGGCAACACACCCAAAGCATTCATAGCAGCACTTGGATAATCACCTTTTGCAGCGTCATAAGCTGCCATCACCCCGGATAGCGCATCACCGGCCACAGGGATATTCTGTGCAGCCTCGAAAGCGCCACGAAGGTTAAGCGGTTGGCCTTCTTGGATTCGGTCTGAAT